GGTCGACTCGGTCTGCAACGTCGTATCGCCCGACGCCTCGGCATTCGTGCCGGTGCCGCACCCGTGGAAATTCATGGTGCTGATGTCCGCCCCGTTGTTGTCCCAATCGTCGACCAGAAACGCCACCCCGGCGTCCGTAATCACCTTGGTCGAGAGCAGCCCGAGATGCTCGATCCCGCCGTGCGCCCGAATCACGCTGGCATAGAGGCGGCTGGTGCCGAAGATGCCGCGCCCGCACAGCCCGCGCACACAGCCCTTCACGGCCAGCCGACCGCGCAAGGCCACCTCGTGCCACCAGCTCCGCACCCGATACCGCCACGGCAACCCCTCCGGCAACCCGTTCACATAGCAGCCGTGTTTTGACACATGAATCGGGCGACAGCTCCCCGCTATTTCCATCTGACGTGCGACATTCATACGATCCCCTCCTTTAACTGACCTTCGCGAGATTCCTCACCTGGAACTCAATTTCATAGCGAAACGCTTTCGCCCCCGCCGCATAGGTGCCTTGGATCAAGGCGCGATGCCACTCCAGATCGTTCGTCGTGGTGATGATGGTATTATCCGCCGGCTCCAGCACAATGGTGAGCAGCCCGCTACTGGCGTGCACCGTGCCGCGCCCGGTGTTCAAAATATCGACGGCGCTCACGCTATTGACGATCTCTTGCGCCGTGCTGTCTCGGTTATAGAGCGTCAACGTGAGCGTCGTCAGCCCCGCCGAGGGAATGGCAGCCCCCGCTTCATCCAGCAGCGTGGCTGTGATCCGCAGCGTGGTCTTCTCGGCCACAATGAGCCGCGCGCCGCTCGCATCTTTCAGGATCACCCGATTTTCCGCTGTCGCCTGCATCGCTACCCCGCCACCGTTGGATCCGTCCGGCGATGCCGGTACGTAATCCGGTACCCGATCGTTTGCACCAGCTCCGGCTGGCCCTCTTCGACATCCATCTCCCCAATGCCCACTTCGTGCGTATCCAGCGCCAGCCCGCCTCTGGTGTGGTCCACTTGCATGGCGCGCTGCACGTCGGCCAGCAGGCCGCTCATAACTTCTGTGGCTGATCGCACGTCGCTGTCCGTATCCTGCCGTTGGATGAGCACCACCGAGAGCGTGAGCGTCCTCGAGGTCAGCGTATAGGCGCCGCTCAACGGCCCATCGAAATCCACGTCGTCGCTCCCTTCCATCAGCACGGCCACCGGCACATCGTTCAACACCTGCCCATCCTGACGAAACCGTTGGACAGACCGGAGCGTATGGCCATAGCCGTTGTCGACGGTGATGCCTTCGAGCGTGGTCTGGATATGCTTCATAATCCGCTCCCGCACCGAGTCAGCCACGTTCTCACCCACCCACCCCGCACCGGCCGAGACCGGCGCTGTCCCGAGTTACGCCACCAACCGCTGCACGAACGCCGAGGCCCGTTGCATGCGCTGCTCCATCGCCACGCGCATGGCCCGCTGCAAGGTCTCATTCAACTTGGGAAACTCTTTCGGCCATTCGCGTCTGACCGTCTCCGCAAAGCCCAGCCGCGCCTTCATCACCACCCGATCTTTCAACACGAATCGCGGGATAATCTCCTCGCCGACTTTCTCCACCAACAATGGCGCCGCATTCTTCCGCCGCAAGAGAAACAGGCCCTTGATGCGGTTGCCGTCGACGCCACCACGGGTCGGCAGCCGAAACCGTTTCCCGATGGGGACCCGCAACATCTGCCGGCCCTTGTGCTTGGCCGTGATGACGCCGCCCGTTTCATGAATCCCGAGGAACCGGCTGATCCGGATGCCGGACTGCAATGAGTCGAGCGAATTGCCCGCCGTCCAAAACCTGATATGTTTAGTACGGTTCCTCCTCGCTTCAGGGCTATTAATGCCGGGTGGCCCGTTCAACCGCTGCGCCATGAATCGCTTGCGCACGCGCTTCGTGGCCCGCAGCATCTCGGTCTTGAGATACTTCGCCGCCAGATCCGGTGCCGCCCGAAAGGCCTGCTGGACCGCGTCAAAGTTGAACGTCTCAATCTTGAGTACGTCCGTCATGCTTGCACCATGACCGTGAACATCCCGCCGCTGCCGGCGAGGCCGCTGTCTTCCCGCACGATCTTTTGCACCACAAACTCGGTGGCCTGGCTATCGCCCAGATTCTTCTTGAACTCGATCCGGTCTTTTCTCGGTTGCACCGTCAGCACTCCATCGGTCGCATCCATCGGAAACGTCACCTCGAGGGCATTGACCGGATAACTGCCCGCCGCCGTGCTCGCCACCTGCGACGGCTGCCGCTCGACCACGGCCCGAAACGTCTTGGCCGTGCCCCCATGCGGGATGTAGGTGACCAGCTCGCCGCCGAGTGAGGCGACGAGCTGGACGGCATCACTGGCCATTAGACGTATTTCTTCTTGCCGCCGGCCGTCACGCTTGTCAAAGCCGGTCCGGTGACGATGGTGCCGACATATCCCAAGAATCCACCGACCACTTTCTTCGGATCCAGCGCGATGGTCTGCGTGTTGTTGGCTGCGTTCACCAGCGTAAAGGTGGCGCCGGTAATATCGGCGGCGCCGGTGCCGTTGGCATCGGACGCCGATTGCAATTTCCCGGTGATGGAGCCGGTGACGGCTCCGATTTGCTGCACGACGAGAATCTCCCCGTCATACGGCCGCACATCCAACCATTTCCCGTTGCCGCTGGTGGCGGCGGCGGTGTTGGCGCAGGATGCGGCATCGATCAACGAGGTCATGGTTGCTGCAGACGCCTGAGAATTCAGCATGGTGCCCTCTCTCCTTTCGGCCGGATCATCCGGCGCTGACTATTTTTTCTTCTTTCCTGTCTCCGCTTTCGGCTCGTCCAGTTCGGCCTCCGGCACAACTGCCGGCGCCTCCGGTTCGGCGGGCACCACCTCGACGGCGCCAATGCCCACCAGAAATGTGACCTGGGCCGCATCCAGGTCGGCGAGGTCGCCGGCTTTGAGATGCCGGTCGACCCCGATGCAGACCCCACGGCGTGCCCTGATCCTCATGCGGACAAGTTCACCGACACCACGAACGCCTGCGGGTAGCGGATCAACACATCCACCATCCACATGGCCCGGATGCCCACCTGAGCCTGGTTGAACCGGGTGCCGCCGTTATCCATAGCAAGCTCCAGCACACCCCAATCACCGATGATGATTTCGCCCCAGCTCCCGAAAATAAGATTGCTGGAGGCCAGCTGCTCGCTTGACATCGCACGGAAGCCGACGAGCTGCCCGTCGAGCATATTGCCTTCCCAGAGAGGCGTATCGGTGGAGGTAAACCGCTGCTTTTGCATCAACACGGCCGCGCCGGCTGTATTGGTGACAAAGCCCGGATTGCTCCGGATGGCATTGGCTGCGCCGGCAGTGGACACGAAGGCCAAGATCTTGGCATAGGTGGCCGTGGCAGCATCCTGCCCACTGGTAATGCCGGTCGTGTTCTTGATGCCGATCGGTTGCGCCCCGCCGGTGCCGTTGATGACGACGTTATCCACGCCGTCGATCGCGATGTCGGCCGCTAGATCCGCCATGACGAACTGCTCCGCCGAGGGCGTGCTCTGCCGCAAGAGCTGCTCGCTGACATCGGTGATAGCGATGGCCGTCTTCGGCGTCATAGACAGATGCCCGAGCGCCTGGTCGGTTGCCGTGATGCTGGCCCCTTCCCCGCCCTGCCAGGACACGGTCGCCTTGCCGGTTTGCCGTGCAAAGCTGACATTCCCCACGAGGCCCGAGAGATTCCGCGCACCCATCGACAAGGCCACCGACCGATTACGAAGAATATCGATAAAGCCCATATTCTCGACGTTGACGAGATAGCCGCCCTTTGAGCCAGGCTGTGTCGCCATAGCACGAACTGCCGCCTCTCCCAGTGGCCGCTGGAGCACTTCCCCAGGAACCAGGATGTTCGAGGTCAGCTCGCGACTCAACTGCTTGGCCACGGCGCGTGAACATTCGATCTCAAACGCCGCCTCCTCAAAAAACTTTGGATTCGTCGCGCCGAACTTCAAGGCCCGGATCGCCTTGAACATGCTGTACTGCTTGGTTTCCTTTGAGGAGAGCCCGAGCGCCGACGCCGCCACCGGCTGCGCCTTCCCGCGCTCTTCCATCACATCGAGGATTTCCTTCGCCACCTGCGTCAGCGAGGTCCCCTCCTCAATCCAGCGCGATTCGACGCGCGGATCAATGCGGTTGCTCTTCGACAGGTTGATAATGGCCTGGCGCCGCTCCTTTTCAGCTTCTAACGCCGAGACCTTGGCTGTTTTCTCAAGAGCTGCAGCGGCTGCCGCAGCGGCTTTTTCTTCGTCTGTCATAGCACGCTCCTTTTTTATGGCGCCGCTGGGCGCCGGTTGTGGACTGACTGCACGAACCATCCGGACTTCGTATTCCAACTCTGCCCCGCGTCCGATCCCTACCGTCGGATCCGCCGGCACAGTGACGATGGACACTTCATACGGCTCCCAATCTGTGACGGTGAACCGCTCTTGCTTGGTATCTTCTTCGACTTTGTTGATCCGGTAGGCCAAGGACACGTTGCGCAGGCCGCCCTCGATCATGCTGCGCACTTCTTCCGCCCTGGCCGTGCCGAACAGCTGCGCGTCGACCATCAAGCGGTTCTTTTCCAACCGCGCGGCCGTGATCATGCCGATGGGATCGTCCACGTTATGATTGAACAGCAGCGGCATGGCCCCGCGCGTGGCGCGCTCCATGCGCACCGCGCCCTTCTCATGCGAGAGCACTTCATTTCCCCAGTACCGCTCCACCGGCTCCTCACTGGAGGCTGGAAACGTAATGGTGGTTTTCTCGTCGGCGCGCTGCAGGCGGATCTCTTCCGCAGAGACGCCGCGCCGCAGCAAGCCCTTTTGTGTGATGGTTTCTTCCTTCACGTCAACCATGGGTCCTCCCGATGATGTGCAACATTTTTTCAGCGGCCTGGACGGTTTTGTCAGCTTCAGAGCTGACGGTGTCTTGAGCGCCCTGATCCGGTGCCGGTGGCTCGGCGGCCATCGGCGCACCGTTGGCCTGGACGGACGGATCCGTATCGAACACCAGATCTTTTTCTTCCATGAACGCCAGCTCCTGCTCGCGCTCTTCCAGGATCTCGTAGAAGTCCCTGCCGTTGCCGGTCTGCGCGACCACATCGGACACGGTGGTGAACCCACAGCGCACCGCCTCTTTGTAGGCGGCCACTTCCTTCGTGGGATCGACCCAGCCCCAGCCGCGCGGCTTGAAGCAACAGGCCTCGAACTTCTCCGGATTGTTGGCGTACTCGATGATGCTGATGGAGGAGATGGCGCCGGCCAGGACGGCCTGCTGTATCCAGACCTGATGGAGTTCCTCGCGGAACGCGCGGATCCACCAGCCCTGCAGCACCTTCCACAGATCGCGATCGTCCAATAGGGCCAGGCGAGAACTGGAATAATTGCTCTGCGAATAATCGCGCGAGAGGCTTTCGTAGCTGCAGCCGACGCCGGCGGCGACTTCGCGCAGCATCATCCGCATAAACGGATCCAGCTGCGTGTTCGGTCTGGTCGGCGCGTAGCCGTTGAACTTCTCGCCGGGGTTGAGTTTGTGGATGACGGCGGGCTCCAGCTCTTCCTGCACGCTCCCGTCGGCTTCCGGCTCGGTATCAAACGACGATTGGTTGTCCGCTGGCGGCTCGATGAATCCCATGTAGCAGGCGGAGCCGCGCGCGGCCATGACCTCGGCCTCAGTCAATCCGTCCATATCGTTCAACTTGCGAGCTGCCGCGTGCATCCATGGTATCGCACGGGTTTGCGGCCAGCGGTCGATGCTCCGTAAATGAATCATTTGCTCCGCCGGCACGCGCTCGACTCGATCCTGCGTCAAGGGTTGCAAGCCATAATCCCCCGGATGGAGCACGCGCACAAAGTAGGCGACGGCGGCTCCGTAGGGATCCACCTCGACGCCCAGTCTGACGGTGTTTCTGGGATCCCCCGGTGAAGGGCTGAATTCGTCGGCGATGCGCTCCGGCTCGATGACCTCCAGCGCCAAGGGCACGCGCGAGCCTGGTAACTTGGTGAAGTGTTTTCGAATGAAAATTTCGCCCGCGTCGAACACTTGGCCCATGCAGAGGCGCTCGAGATCTGGGAAAGCCAGGGCTTTGCCCATGTGACAATGCTGCCGCTTGCCCCAGTGCTTCCACTGCGCTTCAATATCGTCGTTGATGCGCTCACTGAAGGCATCGCGCGAGGTTTTCACCTTCGCCTGCAGGCCGATGCCGGAGCCGATGACGTTGTTTTGGACGATGACTTTCGCCCGCTTCGCATAGGCAGCGTCGCGGATGAGCGCGCGCGCCCGGTTGCGCGAGGTGCGCAGGCTGGTCTGAAGTTCATTATCTTCGCTGCTGGTCGAGGTGCCCCATCCGGCGGTCGTGCGGCCTGGCCGACCCATGGCATACATCCGCATGCCGGTGGCCTGGCCGATCCGCCTGGCCGGTGCGATCCACTTGGCAATTGTCCTGCGCAGGCCGTCAAACACGGTGGAACCTCACGCCGATGTTGCGCGGATTGACGCCGGTGCGGCGCAGGGTTTCGGCCTGCGCTTCCTTCGCCACTTCCGCCCGATAGAAGCTGAGCCACTTGATCAATTCGGTTGGGGACAGATATTCGATGCTGCGATTGTTGATGCTCATGCGGAGCTGCGTCGCCGAGGCACGGCCTTGAATGGCGGCCTCGATCGCCTCCAGCATGACCTTCGCATGCGAGCGCCCGTCATACGTCGTGAGCGCGGCCAGATTCGGCAGGACCGTGATCGACCCTTGTCCGATCGTGTAGACCTCCGTGCCCTTCGTGACGCGCGCCATCCAGGTATAGCCACCAGCTGAATAGCTGCCGGTGGTGGCAGCGGCGACCGACACGAGATGGTCGGCCCCGCTGGCAGAGGCGTTGATGGTGAATTTTGAAGACCCGTTGATGAGCGTATACGACAGCACCCAGCCGTCATTGGCCGGATAGTCAGACAGGGATTTCGTCCAGGTGAGGAAATCACCAGCGCGGATGGAGGTCGGCTCTGTCGAAGGAACCGTCGCCATAGTAGGCAACGGTGTACAGGAGCACGCGCAGGCGGTCTACGGCACGATGTCGGCTGATGTCGTACGTTGTGGTATGACTTTTGACCTATTTCCAGCCTCGCACAAACCCGGCTGACTGGCGTCTCGCGTGGCTTTGACTGGATTCTTCAGTCGCGGATGGCGCGCTATTTTTCATGAGTTTTTTCACATCGCTCGACGGCACATACCAGCCGTCCTTGACTTTGAACGCATGCGGGAAGGTGTCGCCGTCATTGATCCACCGCCGGATGGTCTCCTCATCCTTCCCGAACATCTCCGCGAGCACCTTGACGGTGTAGAATTTCGGCAAGGTCAGCTCGCCTCAACCATCTCATCTGCACACTCACGGCATAGCACTGAAGTTTTCCGATAGTCTGGGTCTGGATCATAAAACCATCCTTCAGCGATGGAATCTGCTCGATCGATTGTTCTGATACATCGTCCACACGTCCTCGAACCATTGCAGTACATAGTCTTGGCGTACTGCCTCCACACTTTCCCATCAATCACTCGAATATCCCGTTTCAGATGAGTATCAATCATTTCATCTCCATCCTTTCACAAAGCCGCCGCGGCGGCGTGGATTCGGTTGATGTTTCGTGATAAAACTTGTCTTTTCTGGTGGCTCTGGCGTGAATTCCTGGGGATTCTCTTCCACCGGCTGCGGATCGCTGCTGGCCTCTGCTGTGATCTGCAACGGCAGCTCTGGCACATAGGCGGCGAGATCAGATGCCCGCCTTTTCATTTTAGGATTAAATAGTGCAAACGCCGCAATATTGTACACTTTCAGGTCTAGTGGTTCGTTGCGGTCTCTGGTCTTCTCGTAGAAGTAGCCTATCTTGACATGGCTTTTCGGCTTATACTTTGGTTTCTTCACCTCACTAGTCAAGCCCTCGAAATACTCATGGTCGTACCCATCTCTTCTAGGAAAATGCATAAAACCAGGGCCTGGATTTTCAATCTTTAGCCGTCCAAAGATGGTATCTTTCATGGCATTGGTGCCAATGATGTACAGGTGCAAATTATATTCACGGTGTTTCTCAGGCTTTCTCCTTGGAGTAGGAGGGGCACCCGGCTGGCTGCTACCCTTCAGCGCGAAAATCTCCCCGCGATATGATTCGATAAACTTGTAGGCGTCCTTGGTGTGGTGCCCTCCAGTATCTACCCCTACAGACTCTACCTTCATATCTTTCCCGCAGGCATGGCGCATAGGCTTTTGCAGCCACTCAGTCAACTGCAGCCATACCGTGGGAAGGGATGGCGACCCATTGAAAATTCTATAATCAATACACCAGCTTTCCTCTCCGATTCCCCAACCAATTATTTCCGCCTCTAGCCTATTGTCCTGCACGTCCACTGCAGCCGTGAGAAAGAGCACACCTTGCGGTACGTCAGCCTCATAGATCTCACGACGGTCATACATGCTCTGGTACTCAAGTTTCTCAATCTTCTCCTTCCAGGTTTCGGCCAGGATGGTATTGCGGAACGTCTTCATGGCGCGCACGTCGCCGGCCTTCATTTTCTCGTAGGCTTTGATGTACTCTTTCGCGAGGCGCGACCAGGGATAGGCCCAGCCGGACGGCTGGTAGAGCAGATTGATATGAAACGAGGCGACAGCCTCGACGCGCTCCGGATAGGCATGCACCCACTTGGCGCGTGCGATGTCCATCATCCAAGTCTTGTAGCTTTCAGCAATGAGCTGCTCGCATGATTCGCATTGATAGGCGGCGTCGTCCGGACGCGTGACACCGTCGAACGTGTAGATGAGCCGGTCCCACACTAAATGCTGGTAATGTCCACAGAATGGACAGGGCACATGATAGCGGCCCTGGCTGCCGAGCTGATAATCGGGCTCGATGCGGCTGGTGGCTTCGAGTGTGGGGGTTGAGAGTTCAAAGATTTTATAGCGGGCATAGGCGGCGGCTCGCTTTTCAATAAGGTCACACGGATGGCCCTGGTCGCCGACGTCCTGCTCGTATTCATCCACCTCGTCGACGACGATTCTCGGTGCACTGGTGGAGCGTGAGCCGGCGGAACTATTCGCCCAGAGGATATTCAGAAAGCCGCCGAGAAATTCTTTCCTATAGGTTGTGTTTCCGCTATCCCGCGAGCGTGCCTCGCGCACCTTGCCCCGCAGGGTCGGTGTGGCCTGGATGACGGGATCCAGTTTTTCTTTCGTGAGCCGCTTGGCCATATCGATAATCGGCTCGTAGAACAGCATGGCCGTCGGTGATCGGTCCATCGTATAGCCGACCCAATTCACCGCCACCTGTGTGCCGCCGATTTGCACGGGTTTCATGAACACGACTTTCCGGCAGCGATGGCGCGGACTCAGACACTCCATGATTTCTTTCAGAAACGGCGTGCGACTCGTGCGCCACTGCCCCGGCACCGGCGCGAATGACGGCAGGTGCAACCGTTCATCGGCCCACTGCGCGACGGTCTGCAAGGGATCCGGTCGCAGGCCGCCCATGAACGCCAGGCGACGCTCAGCAATCGACGCATAGGTAGCTTCGGTAATCATCACTTAGGCGGCTTTGGCTTCTTTGACCGCAATGGCTTCGAGGGCTTGGTAGATTTCCGCTTCGAGCATGTCTTGCACTTTACGCTGATCGGTTTCGTGGGCCAGCTGATCGGCGATGCGCGCCGGGATGTTCAACATGGTGTCCCGCACCAGCCGCGCCAGCTCGAACCATTCGCGGTCGACCTGCTCCGCCGGGATGAGCTTGCCGACTTGCTCAAGGTATTCCAGCTCCGTGAGGTTCGCCTTGAACATCTCCCGGCGCGCCTGACTCTCAATGAACTTGGGATGTTTTTTCGTTTCAGGATCGACCGGCTCGTCGTCATCTGTTGGATCATAGATCGGCGTGGCAAAGGCCGCCCGGTCGGCGTGGCGCGCGGCTTCGCGGCGCTTGTCGGCTTCTGAAAAATCGAACGGCTCTAAGTAATTCACGCCAACCCGCTCCAACTGCTCCGCCGCCGCCTGCCGAGAAATCCCGGCATGAGTCGCATACTGTTTGAGATATCCCGGCCTCTTTCCCATCTACGTAGGCAACCTACCTGCTAAGGCAACCTCGATTTAAGCCCAGTCACTAACGAAAATCCGCGCTCTCGCCTGCC